TTACCCATCCAGTATGCAACACCATCAATCTCGATAGCTGCATTCTTACCAATCAATCCACAGTTTGTACCCACCTGTTCAAATCCAAATGTAAATGGTGCACCTACAAATTTCATCGCGTACAATGCATTGTCCGTCCATACCAGAATATTTTCTTTTGCAACCAATGCACCCATGATCTTTGTGCCATCCTGCAATCTCTGTGTGCCGGCTGTGTTTGTTGCCTCTGGTGTGTAGTTGTTTATATCCTCATCAACAGAGAATCTTATAAGCATATCATCCTGTGTTGTGGGTGAGCCTATGGTATCTTCTGTTCCAAAGTGAATTAAGTGACGTGTTGTTGGTGATATAAGTGTAACTCTAGTTGCAGTTGGATTATTTGTTGTTGCAAAGCCAGCTGTTGATGTTGACGCTCTATTGCCTGTTGGGTTAGCAGCTCCTGCATTCCATGTAAATGTTTTACCATTTGCAACAGTCGCGACTAATACCTCACCAAAATTACTCAAGGACCAAAGTCCTGGCTCAAGAGTCACAGTAGATGCCTGCACTGCGCTACCAAAACCTGAAAACAAAGTTGCGTTTTGTACTGTTGCATTTGTTGAGTGTGCCTGACCATTTGATGTGCCGGCAGTTGCAGTTCCATTTGTACCTCTGGTAATACCTAAAAATTGTGTAGAGTTTGTTGATGTGTATGTGATTAATTCACTATCAACTAAAATTGTGCCTGCAGATGGAAATCCTGTAGTTGAGTCTACAGTAACCGCGGTCCCCGATCCACCTGTACCAGCAGTGTCCGCGTTTAACGATCCGTCTAATTCTGTCTGTGCAACACCGGTAATTGTACCACCATAGTTTCCAATACCAAAACCATAGCCATATGATTGTGCTGCAGGGCCCACCACCTCGTAAGGAGTGATTGTTACTGATCCACCAGTAGATGATGAGCCAGCTGTTGCTGCCTGTATAGTTAAAGTTTTAGAAGTTGGAACAGATAGAACCTGAAAGTTTGTGTCATTAAATGTTGCTGTCGTGACACCTGTCGTACCACCTGGTAAAGTTGTTGCACTCAGTCTTATTATATCTCCAACAGCGATTCCGTGATCTGCAGATGTTGTAAGAGTTACGGTTGTTGTTCCATTGAAGGTAAATGTTGCACCTGTGATTGCAGTTGCAAGAGGAGTTATGTCAAATAGCTGACCCTCAAAATATAAAAGTAAAAATTTATCTGTGCCAATGGCCACATATCTATTACCATCTGTATCAACAAATGCGTGTTGTTTTCTCGCTACACCTACGATTGTATCTGTCAAAAGAGATTGCCAGCCACCAACTTTTTCTGGTAGGCCATATCTAAATCTTACATTATCTGAATCTACCCAACGACCTTCTGCTCCGACTGCTGTATCTTGTTTGTCGATTCCAGGAGCAAACTTAATTTTCGTAAGCATCTTTTACTCCTATGATGTTTGGTTGTATACGTATTGCCAACCTTTGGTTGCGTTTGTAAATCTTAATTTAATCGATTGATTATTACTTGTTAGATCTAGATTAGATGCAGCTCCTCTAATATTAGAACCATTTCTATTTACAATTACTTTATTAGTTCCAAAACCCCCTGCTGCTGATACGTCCATAATACTAACCTCATCACCCATAGTCGGGGATGCTGGTAGGGTTATTGTAACCTGAGCTGCTTGTGTATCTATTAATAAATTATCACCAGCGACTGCGGTGTAAGCAGTAATAGAACTTGATGTAATTGCAAAATTACCTTTTTGTAAAATATCTAATCTTGCATCTGTTCCATTAGAATGAATTAACATTGTTGATCCAACAGGTACAGCTATAGGGTTTGATGAGCTTGCTGTTTTAATACTTAAAGTAAATTTATCAGCCGTAGTTCTGTCGGTTGCATCTTGAATTATATAAATTCTAGTTGCTGTTCCACCTGTTGTGGATGCAGGTATAATTAAAGTTTGGTTTCTTTGTAATGTGCCTGTTAATTTTAAATAAATATTTTTACCGTTTGATGTAGCACCATCAGACAAAGCTAAAGTTACATCCGATGAACCATCTGTCATTGCAACATCAACTACACCTGATGTTGATTGCTGTAATACTTGTAAATTAGTATTTGTAATTGTGCCCCATAGACCAGCTTTCTCACCGGTTGCTACAAGTTCTAATGCTAAATCTGTTGAAAATGTTGATGCCATATATTATCCGTACGGTTTAATTGGTGTCCAAACCATTGTCGCTCCTGGTACAATTTCGTTCCAAGATATAACACCCACCTCGCCTGTTCTTAAAGTCATAGCGTTAGCAGGTGCTTCTTGTACTACGTTTCCGACGATAGTAACAGATCCACTACGTATAATCAAGTTGTTTCCAGATGCTGTAATATTAGCGTCTGCAGTGACTGTGACTGTCCCCGTTCCAAGAGTCAGTGGATTTTTAGATGCCTCAAGGTTGGCTGTACCAACCAATGTTACGGTTCCAACACCAAGTGTTAATGAATTTGGATCTATGTTTTGTTGAACGGCGTCGGCTGCAATATCCGGATTACCAATATTAGCAATTAGATTATTACCTGTGACTGTAACTGTTACTGTATCATCTTTTCCAACTTGCGAGATGGGAAATTGTGATATTGCGTCAAAACCTAAATTCATAAATGTCCTTAAAAGGAGACACGGGGTATGTGGTGGTGCCGTGCCTCCATCTAAGGATTATATCATCGTTTAAACCAGGAAGGAAGACCTAAATGTGGACGCTTGTCGAACATATTATCTTTAGCTCCTGGTGTCTTACGATTGTTATAATGCAGAAAAACCTGTACGCATTCCTTGCCTTTAAATTTCTCTCTCCAATGTTCTAATTCTACACCTCTATAGACCAACATATCACCAGGTTTTAAATCTACCCTAACTCCTTTTGCTTTGCTGGATACTGTAATATTCTTACCATCTGGTTCACCCACATTCTCATTTGGACTCAGATATATAGGCCAATCATCACCACCAAGATTCATGGTTGTAGATATCTCACAAGAAAATCTATCCTTGTGTCTTTTTAGTTCATCACCTTTTTTATATATTCTTGCATAGGTGTAAGCTGGATATAGTTTTAATCCTGTGGCTTTCTCCATACCTGGTTGACATTTTAATAGTAAAGTCTCCATAGCTACATTAGCATATTGAGAATAAGTGTTTGGTATCTGTCCATCAGGCTCTTCATAATATCCAATTATATTTTCAAAAGGTGAAAAATATCTGGCAGCTTTGCATGTGTCATAAACCTGTTTCTGCATTCTAAAATAATTTGCAATAAAAACTGCTAGGTCTTCTGATATGGCTTTTCTTATTACTGTGTATTTATTTTTTTTAAACATCTTTGGCCATTTCTTTTGGCACAGCCTGTATGTTCCAGTGTATAAATCTAAATGGTTCTTTACCGTGATCGACTGCATATTCGTGTTCTAGATAACCTGGAAATATAATTAATGTTCCTGGTTTTGGGCTTAAATGAAATTGTTCGTGACCTGGCCATACACCCTTTAAGTCTGGTTTCATATGCAGTTTAGTTGTTCTTGCACCTGTCCTTGGTTCGTGAAATATCGGATATGATGTCTTATCACTACATTTTAAAAAGTAAAAACCTGATACATGTTGATTCCAATGTATGTGTGCAGAGTGATGTCCACCACCTTTTTTAGCAAACTCTTGTACCCATAACTCACTAAACATACTTGTATATTTAGACATATCATAACCTTGATGATCTAGATACTCCCAAGACTTTTGACCAATGTAATTTCTAAAATCTAAAAAATCATTGTCCGCTGTAAGCGGCGTTGAATGATATGATCTTCCAAAATCACCGTGTTTTTTTATATATTCTTTTTCTCTCTTACGAGAATCAGCAATATATTTATTACTTGCTTTGTTTAATGATTTAACAAACTCTGGTTTTTCCTCACTCCAAATCACAGTTGGAAAATAACTATTTATAAACATTATCTAAAAGGCCTCCCTAAATGCCATACCACAAGACTA